TGGGCAAAATTGCCATCGCATTCATTTATCTAATTTTCTAAAACAAGGAATCAGAGTTCAACTACTGATTCGCATAAGTTATAAATTAATCTCCAACAATTGCTTTTTCAGCTCTTTTCTGATTATTTCCTATTTAAAATGGCATCAATATCAGATTGTCTATAAAGCCTTTTTCCTCCAACTTCTATTACACGTAAATATCCATTTTTATTCCACTGATATAATGTGCTACGGTTGACATGCAATAGTTTTGCGGTTTCATTGGGAGTAAGGTATTCTTTGGGTTGCTTTGTTTCTAAAATCAAACGTTCTATATCATCTTTTGACTGTTGGAGAAGATAATCTGCAAATTCTTTTAGCTCCTTGATCGTAATCGTTATGGAAATATTTAAATCGCTTTCCAATAAATCTTGTAATTTCATAATTTGTTGATTTTATATTAAATTGCTTTTGGCTATTTTATCTACATCTGTATTTTTTGAAGACACTTTAGAATGTTTCCACTCTCAATAGCTTCCATAATTTCATGCAGTTTATAGTATATATGTCCTCTAGGTTCGGAAATTTCGTCACCTTCTTCGTTTACCATTGTTTCAATACCAAATTGATAAGGGAATACTAGTTTCCGTTTCTCTAAATTTCTGATAACTCCACGACCAAAACGTCTTTCTGCATCAGACCTGCAGATAAGAATCTTTTTGTTTTTGAGGTTTGCATTCCTTTCATTCCTGTATGCTTCAATACCTAATTTAATACCAATCTCAATGGCTTGCTTAATAATCGGATCTATTTCCATATCTTTTTCTTTTTGTTAAGTTGACAAATGAACAAAAATAATTGGAGTTATTACGACATTTTGATCTTTTTATTTGTGGGTTTATCTCATTCATCCTCATAAATAGCCATCATAAAAAGAAAACCCGGCAACCGTATTGTTACCGGGGTGGCTTTGTTGATGGCGTCAACTAATGTGCCAGGCCGAAGCCCCTAACACAAATTTATCTTATCAAATTCTTATTAAGCGTTTTCATGTCGAATTTCGGAGGTTTAGACTTTCCTGTACACTTTGTTACCTTCATGCTGTCCTCCTTTAAAATAAGCCTTTTTATTTCTCTATTCTGCCGTCTCATGACGGCTACTACAGCCCGTATTTCATCTTCTAATGATGTGCACATAATATCTAAAGTTGTATATTAGCATTATATTTTATATTATACTCTCGTGTGAGTTTCCGGCTATATCTTTCATGTTTTCGGGCTTTCTTCTCTATTCTCTTACATTCCTTTTCTTTCTTTGCTACTTTCTTCATGATAATAACTCGATGTTTATTCCATGCCTCATTATTGCCTTCTAATTCAATCAGCCGAGCCGCCACATGCTGGATCGTGGAATAATAAGCATCAATCATTTGCTTTGTACTTATTACAGGAGTGTCTATCATTAGCTCTCTTTCGTCTATTGATAAATTACTAAGCTGGTGCACTCTCATTTGTTCTTTAATGAATTCTTGTAATTCTACATTTTTCTCTGTGATTAAATCTTGTAAGTCAATTGTTTCCATTGTTATTAAAGTTATATTGATTGATTTCTGTTGTTATCGTTAAACATTTCATCCCAGATGCAGAAAGCAAGAAGGATGATACAAATAATTAGTGTAGCGTTCATAATTGATTAAATATCAAAGAAGTGCTCTCCCTTTTTCCTAAATATCCTATAGCCAGTGTATAGGCATCCGAATACTATCAATATCTCCATCTCGTTATAGCTTAATGGTTGTAACCTGTTGGTATATTGATGAGGCTTTTATTATCTCTAATGGTGTGCCGGTCACTTCTATTGCTGTGTACTCTTCGTATTCGAATACTTGATATTTAATTCCTTCTATCTTTAGCATGGTAGCAATATCCTCTACTTGCTTGCTCTCGTGGAGCTTATAAACCTTTGTTTCTATCATATAGTATAATTTATGATAGGGGGAATTCCCCCTATGGTTAATAATTCAGTGAAAGGGAAGCACCTATTTTCACAAACCAGTACTTCCATGAAAACAAATCAATTATTATGAATAAAAAAACTAGTCACCGCAATACGAGCCACACCCGTAGCCCATTGCACGACTAATACGGTTTTGATACTCGTTGTAAGAGATGCCCTCTTTGCGTGCTGCTATCTCTCCTTTCATGCGTTCCGCTTTGGCTTCCGCTTCTCTTCTGATCCGGTCGGCTTCGATTTGTGCACGAAGAAGAACCGAACTAATGGCGGCTTGCTCGTTCTCTTCACGTACCTTTGCTTCACGTGCTTTTGTCTCCGCTTCTATTGTCTGGCGTTCTTCGGCTACTCTAACCTCAAACTTTGCCATGCTCCAAGATTTACGGAGTGCATCGGCAAATGTCGGGTACTTTGCATGAGCGTTTTTATAAAGGTTGTGCGCTCTCTTCATTATCTTGCTTAAATCGTAACGTGCCATATCTTTATAACTTTAAATCGTTAGCTTTAATATTTGCAATGCAAATATTATCTATCGGTTTAAATTCAGCAAATTAAATGTTAACTTAAGACTTTAATTTAATATTTATTAATAAAGCGATTGCTTTAAAGTTTGTTTGATTTGCATATATTTGCAGTATCTGAAATTTAAAGTTATGGCTTTACGTATTAAAGAACTAATCAAAGAAAAGGGTACAACTGTAAAGGATTTGGCCCAAAAGATGGGAATTAGTAATGTTGGTTTGAGCCAACATATTAATGGAAACCCTAGTGTTGAAGTGTTGGAAAGGATTGCATCAGCTTTAGATGTTGATGTTCCAGAGTTGTTTACCTCTTCTTCCGGCGGTATTATTGGAGTGATCCGCATAAGAGATACCAATTACAATATAAATAGCGTATCGGACTTGTCCTGGTTGCTGGATAGAATAGAAAGCGGAGAAATTGTTTTATAATATCAAAGTAGAATAGTCATGAATGAAGATTTAAAACTGTTGTTAGATAAAGCTGACACACTCAAAGGAGAATTATCCGCTTTACGTCCATTACCGGAAGATGCTTTGGAAAAGATACAGGATGCCTTAGATATAGAATACACTTACGAAAGTAACCGAATCGAAGGCAATACCCTTACATTACAGGAAACCGCCCTAGTAGTAAATGAAGGAGTTACCATATCCGGCAAATCTATGCGTGAACATCTGGAGGCTATCAATCATAGCGAGGCTATTGATTATATCAAAGATATAGCGAAGAAAGATATAGAGATAAGCGAACGCACTATCAAAGAAATACACGCTCTTATCTTGCACGGAATAGATCGTGAAAATGCCGGGCGGTATCGCACCGTTCCCGTCATGATTTCCGGTAGTACCCACATGCCGCCACAACCTTATTTAATACAGAAACAAATGGAGGATTTTATGATAAAGTTCCGGCAGATGGAGGAAGAAAAAGTACATCCGGTACTTATAGCCGTATATCTTCACGACGAACTTGTACGTATTCATCCGTTTATTGATGGAAACGGGCGAACGTCACGTTTATTGATGAATCTTTATCTTTTACGGAATGGGTATACATTGGTTACTTTAAAAGGTAGCAATGAGGATAAAATAAGTTATTATAAAGCATTGGAAGAATCTCATACAGAGAATAAGCCGGAAGCCTTTCAAAAACTTGTTGTTGAGGCCGAAATAGCCTCTTTACAAAGATATTTGTCTATAATGCAATAGGGTATGAATACAAATGAAATAGATAAATTGAGCTTTGCAAAAGCTCATGCCTTGTTTGAAACTGGAGATATAGATCGTATTGAGGTGGGAACCGTAAAGGGATTGTGTGACATACACCGTTATTTGTTCGATGGGTTGTACAGGTTTGCTGAACAGGTGCGTACGTTGAATATAGTAAAGGGAAACTTTCGTTTTGCTAATTGTATGTATCTTGATGTGATACTTAAAAAACGTCTTGGCATGGTGATCGATTGGCAGAATGTAGATAAGGTTCTCTATTTGCAAGCTATGGAAAGAAGCCCGATTAACGACCTGGGACTGCGGACTTTGTTACATCAAAGATTAACCAACCAGGTAGATGATAGAGAAGTTATATTTAAGGGTATTACACAATCTTATTATTAGGGTTACGAACCGGAATAATCTAAAGAATAAATTCGTTTTGTTCTTATTATGGAGATTAGAATAGAAAGTGAGGAATAATACAGAAATATTTATGCGTCAAATAGAAACAAAGGGTATGATGGAGCAATTTCAGGCTCATCTAAATAATACAAATAACCAACGAATTATTTTTTCAGGTTGTTTTGGAAGTGGCAAAACTACATTTTTAAATAATTTTTTTAATGATCCAGCACAACTGGAAAAATATTACGTATGTAAACTATTCCCAGTAAATTATGTGACTTCAACTAATAAAGACATTTACGAGTTAATAAAATTTGATATATTAATTCAATTGTTGGGGACTGGGATTACGATTGAAAGAACTGATTTTGAAAAAGTTTCTACAATATGTAGGTCGGTGAAAAGTAATGCACTTAAGTTATTGCAAAGTATTTTGGAAGTAGCATCACTTATTGATGAGAATACAGTAAAGTTGGGTAAAGCAATAGAAGTGATTGCGAATATATACAAAGACTACAAGGATGATTCTCCAAAGACTAAAATCGAACAATTTTTAAACGATTTAGAGAATGAGATAGGTACTAGTTATGAAATGAACGACATATCTAATTTGATAAGAGAAATGCTTATTAAAGCTAGCAAATTAGAGAATAAGCAAAAAGAAACTATTTTGTTGATAGATGATTTTGATCGTCTTGAACCATTACAGTCTTTTCGTTTGTTAAATATTTTATCTGCAAATGACAATGAAACGGGTACAGGAGAGAATAAATTTGGGTTTGATAAAATTATTATAGTATGTGATATAAATAATTTGCGTGATTGCTTTGTACATATCAATGGAACCAATAAAGCTTTCAATGGATATATTGATAAATTCTATTCAACGGAAATCTTTCGTTTTGATATAAGGAATGATCTTGTGAAAGTCATAAATATTCTATTCAGTCAAATAAATATGCCGCCTGATGTAAGAAGTGAATTTTTTGAACGCTATCTTGACATTATTCAGGTAATGATTAATTGTGGGGAAATAAATGTTAGAACAATAACAAAAATTCAAGAAGCACATATTGAGATAATACCAACAAAGACTCTTGACGATTTTCATAAAACGTGTGATTATGCAGGATTATTATTTCTTGTTTTGAAAAAAATGTTTGTAGATGATTATGAAGTTTCTAATGCGATATCAGCCTGTTCTATACAAGAACCATTATCTCCGTATAGGAAGAATTTTACAGCTATAAATGAAGTATTATGTCTTTTATATCCATCAATAACGGAGAAACAACAACATGAATTGTTAATTTGTGATAATAAATATACATTCAATATTCAAAAAACTGCATATTACTCATATTGGAAATTAGTTGCTGTAAATGGTGTTACAGATTATTATGCACTTACATTTCCTGTATTTCATCTGTTAGATAGAATTAAATATCAATATTTGAACATTCCTAAGTCTTATGAGTGATGTGGTAAAAATAAATGTTAATATGATTGTAGCCATATCCGAAGAATTGCTGTTTAAGCTAGTAGAATTTGCAGAAAATCTGGGTCGTAAAAAAGAACGGATCAACTCCTTTAAAGAATCTCAATTTATATCTCAAAATCAGGCACATATCCGGTATGGCAAAGGAAATGTTACTAAATGGGTGAAAGCTGGTATAGTGAAGAAATATAAAGATGCTGATGGAAAGTTACGTTCCGGCGTCCGTTATGATGTGCTTGACCTGGAATCAGCCGTTTTTAAATGTAATTATATGAAAGAACTTTCCCCTTTGGCAAAGGCTGAAATGAGAGAAATAATAAGCCCCGTTCCTTGATTGGTTCGGGACTTTTGTTTATACTTAGCCACAGAAAATTATAATCTATATTCATCATTCAGATGTTTCATAGCCCTTTTTATTGTTGAGGCGGATAATTTATACTTGTTTGAAAGAGAGTCCCGAATTTCGGCTTCTTTTCGTCCTTCTGCTAGCATATCTCTATACTCATAGAACATATCAAGATACATTATATCATCTGCGCTCACTCCGTTTCTGTTCATTGTAGCAAGTAGAAAGCGGCTTGATGCTAAAACCTCATATACTTTCATCTGCTTTGGGAGTATAAGGTAAGAAATCAAAGCCTTTAAACTCTTTACTGTTGATGGTATGAGTTACCTTTTGTTTATCAGAAAGACCTATAATCCGAGAAACTATATTGGGATTAAACGCACCAACAATAGCACCTTCTAATTGTTGTGTCCTGATGACATTCTCTATGCGTGTAATGACTACGGAAAAATCTTCATGACTACCTTTTTTAAAATCGTTCCAAAAGGACTTACTAACATCTAAATAAGCCATTAACCCGGTCAGAGAGTAAGGACGTTGTGTAGGGCTTTCTTCTTTTTCCTTTATTTCTCCTTTCGTTTTATTCTTGATTACTTTCCATGGAGTTCTGTCACAATAGGCAAAATACTCACAGGCTGTTTCCCACAACTGTTCAGGAGAAGCAAAACGCTTGCTTCTCCCATGCCTGTTTCTTAACTTCCAAAATTGGTTTCCTTTAGGTGCAGACATAACTAATGTTCTTTTAATTGTTTGATTAAATCTGCTTCTTCCTGATTCTTGACTACAACGGTCAATCCTGTAGAAACTTCTCCGGAATGCTCGGTGTTCTGTTTGTTCTTCCATCTGTAAGGAGCAAGGTTTGTAAGAAGGAATATACCAGCTCCCACATTAGGTTCAACACGGACATTTTTTCTTACTTCCTTTTTCAACTTCTTTTTCTTGCCTTCCATATAGTATTCGGAAGAAACTTGTTCGTATTCATACCCGATGGCAGACCTTGCAAGAGAGGAAACGACATTGCGTTCCAACCCGTTTTTGAAATCTTCTTTCGCCTTTTTTATAGCATTCCCGAAAGTTTCATTTTCCATCCACCGGTAATAGGTACTCTTTCCGATTCCCATTACATTACAGAAGTCAATAAGCTTTGCACCGCCATAATCTATAAGTCCGTTTTCACATACCCAGTCAACGCACTTTTGAATTGTCTCTTCATTAAACTTTGCCATATCTTCAATAGTCTTTTATATTTAATCATTAAATTACAAATCTCCCAGATGATCCAGAGCTTCGTCCGGTATTTCCATATTTATAGCCTCCTCCATAGAGATAGAATGTCCCAAATACTCTTCTAAAAGCATTTTTCTAGTTTGATTGGCCTGTTCGGTAATACTCCGAATCTTTTCTTCTACATTTTCTTCCATGTCATTACAATTTTAAAAGTTTACACTCGCATATATCATTCTCTTTGGTCGTTATCTCTATGATAGCCAGATAACAACCATATTGGGCCAAATAAACCGGTATATCCATCTCTAAGTCCCGTAACTCGATACTGTTAAGACGGATATACTCGGTCACTACCTTTGCATTATTGATTAGTCCTTTGTACGTCTGATAGTTATTTGCAATTAAGGTAGTCCATTCTAGCCCCTTGAATATTCCCTTCGTACCATCAAGCAATAATATCCGGGGATTTGTTTTGTTATACTCCAACTCTCCTTCCTCGTTATAAGAATAAAGAGGAATATAAGCAACGCCTCCTATTGTACTGCAGGCGGAGAAAGGCAAAGTAATGGCATCACGTTCGTACTCAATCGTAGCATCATCAACCTGGATATTTCCGTCATAGTTTCCCATGACATTATCATCTTCTTTATACCGGAACCAGTTGTTTTGAGCAATGTTATCAAGGGTGTACTGTAAGTTTCTTGGCGTCACGCTCTTATAAGCCATAATCACACGATCCGTCCAGTCTACAGCTTTAGATTTGTTTGCAGACAGATTATCGAAGGGAATAAACTTGATCCCGTTTTCGCCATCCGGTAAGGCAAACAAACCGACCATTGAGGCAACGGCTTTGATGAAGTCTATTTGCTTGATGTCCGGAAGATTGGGAACTAGGGGAAATTTCTCACCTAGTAAAACATCCTCTTCTCTTTCTGTTATCGTTACTGATAAACTCCCTGATACACTATTTATCGGTTGTTTTCCGTTTCCACTTGATATTATAAAATATCCATCTTTATAAACTGTAGCAGAAGTATCAAAGCTATAAACTAGCCGAATATATGGCGGTTCTATATATGCAGCCGGTTTATATATGTTTATTATTTCCTCCTGCTTGGTCGGTGTGCTATAAACTGTAATTTGAAAAGGGGTATTTAAATAATCAATTCCCTGTGAATAAGTGTATGAAACTTCTATTGTTCCTTTTAGTTTCAATGTTGAATCAAACCTCGGGTAAATATCCCGGCTCCCGTTAGTGCTAACATACTGTTGAGTACTATCTCCTACAGCTTCAAATTTGATTATTGATGAATCATACCCTGTTACTCTTAAAGTCATTGGGTAGGCATCATATATCTCTTGTGAATCATTCCTTGTCAAAAGAGGAATAATCATTTTGTTTATAACAGTAAGCTTGTCAGACGGAAAATTAAATGTCACTCCGCTTTGTTCCTGAATCTTGTCTAAAATCCATTTCACAGTAACTACAGGATGATACCACACGTTCGGATCATCGGAGTTAAACCCGTAGTCAATAAGTGGAAATTGTGCTGAATTGCTTCCTTTATTACTCCATATTACCCAATCCACGCCTTCCACTGTCCCGTGCGTAATATCCGTTAGCTTCTTGCCATCGTTTACCACGCCAGCAAAGTTTGTTACATTTCCCCATGTAAGAGCAACTTCTATTGTCTCGCCAGTTTCTAGTAGTACTACATTGGCATTTTTAATCATCTCAATGCCATTCCGTAATAACGTACCTTTATGCTTTAGGTACGGATAACGGCTTATTGAACTGGGAAGATGTGCACACTCAATCAAAGCCAGATTCTTTGCCGTTTTAGGCAACCTGATCGTATAACTCCTATTACTTATAATTTTACTAATATCGGTTAGCAGGTTACTCTTATAGCTCAAAGTAATATCCGTCTTGTTAAGATCGGCTTTTGTGTTATTGATATATAATTCATCTCTTGTCATAGCATATTTTTTATTTATATCGGGTAGACCATCCGAAGCAGACCTACCCGGTATCGGTTATACAATCTTTGCCAGTGCGGAAATGAGTTTTTCCAGTTCTTCCCCTTCAATGGAAAAGCCGGGTTCCTCTCCGCTATCTTCCCTTACTTGTCTAGCCTCATCGCTTTCATCAATGGTGATAACTGCGAGGTTGGCCGGTGTTTCGTCCGGGTTTATTCCTTTGTATACCGTGATTTTGTCCACGAAAGATTCGGTTTTAAGGTCTATTCCAGATTTTGGCAGTTCTTCACTACCTAATTTTAGCAACTGAATCCCTAGTTTACGGGCTTCTTCCGCATTTAGGTGTACGGTGTTCTCTTCTGTTATGGATTCCCCGTTTACTGTTTTAGTGATAAGGACTTCGTTGTTGTCACCTCTTCTCACATAAAGATGTTTTTCACTATCTTTTCTTACTCCGAAAAATGTTTCTTGTTTCATGACCTAAAAAATTAAATTGGTTAATAAAATATTTGTTCTCTAATTCTTTTGCAACGATTAAACAAACACCTATCCGGTAATACTTTTCCTCGCTTGATGGACGTTTACTTAAATGGTTCTTTTTAAAATTAGCCTACGAAGGTTTTATAAACCCATTATCTAAATAATATCTCGCTTGCTCATATTTGGGGAATGTCAAAGCCCAATAACCAAAGGCATTGTTACCGGGATAGCTAACACAGTTAAACCGTTTATTTATCTTGCGTTTGAACACTTCATAAACGATTGCTCCTCCTGGGAATATACGCTTGTATAAGTAAACTTCAGTTTGGGGATTATATCCGATTTGGATAAATCGCTCTTTGTTCTTAATGAACTCTTTTTCTAATTCTTTAATTGCTTCCATAACTTTTAAATGTTGCTCTCGCTCATTTTAAGGTGAACGAAAATGATAATCTATTCTTTTTGGTACTCTTGCTCATCTGACAGGTGAAAGTGATTTTCGCTCGCTTTATTTTGGCTGAATATATTTTTTTGCTCGTTTATCTCTTCCAGACCAAACTCTACTCTCGGATTCCGTCGGTCTATCCGTTTCTCGGCATGAATCTCAAAACATAGGCTGTCATTTGTAATAGCCTCCACCATTTGCAAGCAATCAAGGATCGTTTTTAAGGCATTGTCCAGGTCGAAGCGAATATTTCCATGCCATACACGAATAAATAGCTTGAAACGACCGGAAATGCGCTTTCCTCGATACTTCTTGCATTGTAGGCAGAAGGATTTCTCATATTCCCTGATCCGGTCATTTTTGATGATCCGTTTCTGACCGTCTTTGCCCGGCACGGCTTGATAGTTGTTTGCTTTCGCTATCACTTGTCCGTAGATTATTTCTATTTCCATAGCTAGAAGGGATTGTTTTCCGTATAACCTTTCGTATCGTAGTCAAATATCTTAGTTAGGGAACCGTTATGCTTGAATTTGACTGTTCCGACAGAACCGTTTCGATGTTTGGCTATAATCAATTCACCATAGTTGTGAATCTCACGTCCGGATGAATCATTGATACTAATCCCGTAATATTCCGGACGATGAACAAAAATCACTATGTCTGCATCTTGCTCAATGGCTCCTGATTCCCGAAGATCGGCAAGAATCGGTTTCTTGTCTGGTCTCTTGTCTACTTCCCGGTTGAGTTGAGACAGAAGGATAACAGGTACATTCAATTCTTTAGCGATAATCTTTGCCTCCCGGGACATTCGGGCTATTTCCTGCTCTCTGTTTCTAGTTCCATTCGAACTTTCGGTTATCAGCTGGAGATAATCAATTATCACCATCCCGCATTTATTTTGCCGGTGGAACATGCGACACATTGCCCGGATATAACTCATACTTATAGCCGCATTATCGTTTATTGTTATCGGTAAAGTGTATAAAGTTCCCCCTACTGCCTTATCTATTTGCTGTAGCTCATCTTGGCTTATATTGCCGGACCTTAATTTGCTGGGGTGTACATTGGATTCCGAAGCTATGAAACGCTCATACAGGCTTATAGAATCCATTTCTAAAGAGAAAATGACTACCGGAATGCCTTGCTTAGCTGCCGACTTTCCAAAATGTAAAGATACGGCAGTTTTCCCCATGGCCGGACGTGCTGACAATACAATCAATTCGCCACCATGCAAACCGGAAGTCATATCGTCAAGGTCCTGTAACCCGGTTGTTATTCCTGTCTGCTGCCCGCTGCTATACAGTCCCATTTTCCGATCTATGTTTTTTAATGCGGATTGTGCAATGTCTTTGAATGATTGGGCTTCACTTTTCCCAATCAAATTCTGTTGCATCTGTTCCAGTGCTTTTCCCGCATTGAAAAGGACGTCTCCGATGTCTTCCGTATCATCATAGGCTTGTTGTTGGAGTATATGGGATAATTCAATAGCTTTCCGTTGTAGATATTTCTGTTTAATCATGAGAGCATGTTCTACAGCATGGAATGAGTCGTAGCCGTGATTCAAAGTTTCAGCGATGAAGTGGGGCGGAACTTCTTCTATCTTTCCCATCGAACGTATCTCATTCGTTACTGACACTATATCACATGGTTTATTGCTTGCATAAAGAGACCGTATAGCTTCATACAATATTGCATTCCGGATATCAAAAAACATGTCTGTACTTAAATCGGAAGATATAGCATCAAATACTTTATCGCCTCCAAAGCTAAGGAGAGAACCGTTAACGGCTTGTTCCGCTTCTGGTGCGTTCGGCATTCCTTTAACTTGGGATAATGTAGACTTGTTTGTTTTCATCCTGTACCTCCTTTCTTCCGTGATTTTGCCACCAATAAGTAAACCTTCTCTTTGCATCCGATATATTCGATATACTCCGTTCTTCTCCGATTGAAACGATATAAGCTATGAACTTATCTAACTGGTCGGGAAGCATAGAAATAAAAGACACGCCTAAAGTAGACTGTATACAAACAGATTCTTTCCATGTTTCGTCAGATAGTAGTTGCTCTTTGATTGATTGAAGGTCGAGAACTTTATTCGCTCCCTCTCTCACACTCTCTCCATTAAGAGAGAGAGTATCACTAACACTTACACTATCACTTACACTTACAGTTGACGTTCGTTTACGGTCGCATACGTTCGTTGACGTTCGTTTACGGTCGTTCGCTTGATGTTTTCTGCTTTCTGCACTTTTGATAGCGGCTTCTTTCCGTTGTTTGATAGCAGCATCATATTTGCCTATATTACGGTCAATAGCCGGTTTAAAGATGGAGAACATTGCATTGACTACAGTATTGTCTGTTTGCGGCATTTCTTCTGTTCTAACATAGTCGAATATTGCTTTAATGAGTTCGCCCGCAATGTCGTTGGGCTGTCCGTCGAACGCATCTTCCCATTCTGTATAAAGTACAAATGATTTTCTACTCATTGATACCTCCTTCCCAGTCAATAGACATTTGCCGTGTGTCCGGCTCTAACCAGTATAGTTTTCTTCTATCGTCCAGGCGAACGTCTTTAATGTCCCAGCCTTCATCATTACGGAGGGTGGAGATTACACGTCTGGCATCATTCGAATTTGTTTCAGCGTTGATTTCTTTTGCCGTTACTTTCCGGCCAGATAAGAAAATAGATCGTACCTGTTGAATTATTCGAGATGATTTGTTATCTTTGCTCCTGTTGTTGAGGAGATTGGCGGTCGTGGAGGCTGCCTTTTTCTTTTCTTCCATAGTCATGCCCTCCGATATTTGAATACGACCTGCTTTTTTACTGCCTCATCAATAGCATCTGCTTCATATAGGATTCTACTACCTACATGTTTGGCGACAAGAAGTCCGTCCTTTGTTATTCTCGCCAATGTTGGTAAGGTGACATGAAGGATTTCAGCGGCTTCTTTTCGAGTGTAGAACTTTGGTTCTTTCTTAGCAGTTACAGACAATATTCTTTCTGAAACTCTATCTACAATCACATCTACAAATGGATCAAAGAAACTCATAATTATAGCTTGCTGGGTTGCATTTAATTCTTTCATAACTTATACTTTTTAATTGTTATGAAGGCAGGGTGTGCACGTCCTAATCTTCAACTGCGAAGATACATTGGGGAGAAATTGGGATTTATTGGGGAATATAAAAAAAACGCATTGATAAAATATTGATTATCAATGCGCTTCTGAAATATTTATTGGGGAGTTTATTGGGGCGTTTTTTATTTATTGGGGGAAACTCCTAAATCGGCTATAAAACTGCTAAAATTTATATCGATTTGGCTATATCCTTCGCAGCTTGTATCGGTTCTCAATGTAGCTTTCATAAAATCTACATTATTGAAGACTTCTTTTTTAATAAATTCGATCCATTTTTTGCGACTTCCTTTATCTTTTATGCTGTTGGCTATATTCTTAAATACAACTTTTGTCCTATTAAACTCATCTTTTTTAATAGATAGAGTTATTGAATTGTCACAATTAAGTAATCTGATAAAATCATCTATAGGGATACTATTCCATTGATTATTGTTGCATTTGTTATAGATTTTTCTTATTAATGTTTTGTCGATTTTAGGAATGTTGTTATCATCAATGATGTTTTCTATTGCTTCTATTGAATATTCATCACTATGTTCTTTAATATATCTCCCGATCATTGTAGAAAAGAAGAAAACATCAAAATCATTCTCAATTTGATTACTGCAGGAAAGATAATAACTATAGTACAACCGGGTTGCTTGTTTTAAAATCCAGGTATGTAACTCAAATGCGTTTTCTTTTTCGGGCTCATTATTATTTTCATATATTTTTTCTGTCCATTCTATTAAACCTTGTAATACTATAATTAAATGATATTCAAGCCTCATTCCAATATATAATGTTATTAGTTCAATGAGTTGGTTTTGAATTTTAATAGGATGTTGATTATTCTCTTTTATAAATATACAGACTTTATTTAATGTCTCTATTATGTTCTTAAAATCTTCTGTTCCTAAAAAAACGTCTAGCTTATGCTCTTTTAGCTTTCTGTAATATGTGTAAAGTCCATATTCGCATTTATAGTTATTCGACATAAACAGATCATCAAAACTTTCATCTTCTTTTTTTAGATTTTCAAAAAATAATGTCTTTTTAATTTTTTCATTAGATAATGCTAAGATCAGATCGTACATAATTGCGTTTCCTTCATTAATTAGCTCTTCTGAATTATCCATTACTAATTTGGTGCCTTGAGCCAATATCTCATCGCATCTCTTGAGGTTTGATATATCTTCTGCATTATAATTAGCTCCTATCTTGATTATTGCTTCGTCAATTGATATATTATCTTCTAATAAGTATTTATAAACTTCTGCAAAATCATCCTTATAATATTTCTTCCACTCACATTCTAGCTGATTGTATTGTTCTTTCCAATTTTCCATGATTGATTATTTTGCTATTCGTAATTTCGTGAAATAATTCTCTTTAGCTGCTAGCATGCTCTTTTCCGATTCATCCAGTTTAAGGTACGTCTTTAGTTGCTGCTCGCTGTTGTGTCCAGTGATAGCCATAATAGAACTTAATGAAGCCCCGGCTTTATACATATTGGTTGCTAAGCTTCTTCGGCAGGTATGAGTTTTAAGAAGGTCGCAGAAACGTTTCTTTGCTGTATACTCCATTGCTCCCCGTTGTTCGTCCAACTCTACTATTTCCGTCCATCCTAAAGCCTCTCCAATCTCTTTGATATGGTCGTTTATCTTTTGGTCGTAGACTTTGGGAAGTGTACCGTTATATTTGTCAAGGATAGCTGCAACCCGATAATCAAGAGGAATATAAACGATATTTCCGGTCTTTTCCTGTTTAAGTTTGATGTACTTATTGCCATCGGTAAGGGTAACTATCATTTTTGAATTGATGCGCTTATAATCACTTACTCGTTGCCCGGTCAGACAGCCGACTACAAACACATCTTTTATCTTTTCCCATGCCGGACGATTGGATAAATCGTACTCATAAAGTTCCTGTATTCGTTCTTCAGTCAAGTAGACATTATCAACATCTTTATAGATCACATCAAAACCAAACCGGACGTTTGCCGCATCCATTAGTTTAAGCTGTTCGGCTGCATAACAGATTGTTTTGCATATCTTCACCATCCGGGCAATAGTATTAGGGGAATATTCCTTATCTGTGAGGAATGATCGAAAGTCATTATAAAACTCTATTGTCAGATCCTCAAAATCAATAACCTTTAGCCTTGTTTCCTGATACGCTTTAAACTGGGATTGAAAGCCTTTGTAGCTTTTGATTGTTCCAGGAGATATATTTGTAGTTCCTCCCTTCTTTTTCCGTTTTCCTGTTTCGCATTCGTGAATGAATTGTGCTATGAAGTCGTTGAAGTTGGTAGCCTGTTCTTCTTCTAGGGCTTTAGCTTCGGCTTCTGCTCGTTCTTTTTCGGCTGCTATCTGTTCAGCATATACTATTTCATGTATACGCTCTTTAGCCATGTTGGAAGTTATGGCTACACCATTTTTTATTAGTGCGTCAATCGTTGATGAAATAGCGTCTAGTTTAAGGTAAAGTTCTTTTCCTTTGCCTGTCCTGAAAGCTGTTAGAGCTTTGGCTCCTGTTAAAGATTTGTTCCACTCTTTTATATCAACCTCTAATCCGGTAGATACTCGAATGTTAATCTTTGGAACCCTGTTTTGTATGCGAGCGTATAAGGTTGCATATCCTTCGCTTTTGTCAGTTCTCAAAATGAATGTTGCACCCATATTTTTACTTTTATAAGTTGGTACTACAAAGATAGAGATTCTTTTTGATTTGGTACTACATTGGTACTACAAACTTTTATCTTATTTTATTCTATTTTCTTTGTGTGATAAATAATTTGTTGTTTTTCAGTAGTTTATGAAGATAATGTTTTATCTAATAAATAAGGAAAATAAAGAAAAAGAGGTTCGCCAGGAACCTCAAGTAACACTTTGAATTCCTTGAAAGTCAAGTACTTTCAAGGAATTTCTTTTTGGGGGGACCATTCTGGGGACCAATTAGGTAGTATATTATGGATATACCGTTACTGCATGCGCTAATCCTTTTTATTTTAGGTTTTTCCCTACTGACAATTATGGAATTCACTTATTTATTCTGATTTTCCTGCGTTACTTTTGTTCTAAATCAAAAGAAAAACGCCATGAAAAAGATTTTATTTATCCTGTTTGTTGCCCAGTTTATTTTGGCTCCTTATATAATAAAGGGCTATGGTGCAAATCTTGTTGAAGATAATTATGAGTATTCGGGAGTTGACCAAGGGAGAGAGACTGTTGAAAAGGATATTTTAGGTAATATCATCATCCGTGATGATAATGGTAATAGAAAGACTATTGAAAAGGATATCTTAGGGAATATCATCATTCGTGATGATAAAGGCAATAGAACGACTATTGAAAAGGATATTTTGGGGAACATCATTATCCGTGATGATAGAGGCAATAGAACGACTATCGAAGAGGATATTTTAGGAAATTTCATTGTTCGTGATGATAAAGGTAATAGAAAGACTATTGAAGAAGATTTTCTAGGAAATACCATTATCCGGGACGATAAGGGTAATAGAAAAACTATAGAGAAAGATATTCTGGGAAATACTATTATTCGCGATGACAAAGGTAATAGAAAGACGATTACAAAAGATATCTTTGGGAATACTATTATCGAGGATGATAAGGGGAATAGAACAACTATTAAAAAAGATATTTTTGGAAACGAAATAATTGAATATGGTAACGGTCATGGGAAAATTATTAAAAAGGATATTTTTGGAAATACAGTCATTGAGGAGTATTAAAATGTACTTTTTAAAATGATAATATATGGGATGTCATTTGAGATAGGGGTTATTCACAATATCGTGGATAGCCCCTTATTGTATGTTATAACCTGGCAATAATATTTTCGCTATAAAATCATATTATAATCGTAAAAGTGTATATATTTGCATAGTGCGGAGATAAAATATTTATTTCTAAGTTATTCAAGGATAAAGAAATGGAACACAAACAATTACTAACTGTATTTAATTCACTTCCTGTTGGAATAGGTTTCTTCACAGCCGATGGCACTCTGGTAAGATGCAATGAAAGCTTCTGCCGAATTTTTGGCGCTGACTCGCAAACGCTTCTTGGTAATAAACTCAACATAAATGAAAATTCTGTGGTTCCTGACGTGGTGAAGGAAGCAGTTCGTCGTTGTGTTCCGGTACAGATGAGTTTTTTGTATGATTTCGATAAACAGAGAACCGATAAACGCTTTTTCTCTACGCGTACCCGGACCTGCTATTTGAAATGTAATGGTAATCCTCTTTATGATAATGATGGCAAGTTTGTTAATTACATTTTTATCTTTGAAGATATTACAGAAACGGTGAAAAGTGAAGAGGTACTCCGTCAAAGTCGCCGGAAAACGGAGCTTGCTATGAAGGCAGCCAACATCATGTTTTGGGAATTTGATGCAGTGGCCAAATTATTTTATAGTGATAATGAACCGCTGAATGGATACGATCAGTCTAAGCCAGTTAGTATGGCACTATATCTGGAGACTTTGCATCCGGATGACCGTAGTCAGGTTACTGAAGTAATGGAAAGAATGAGCAATGGGGAAGATTTTTCTTTTTCTTTTGATAGCAGGGTTATGTTACCGGATAGCTCAACCTGGCAATTTTGTACGATAAGCGGTGCTCCTTATGAATTTGATTCTAATAAGAAGGTATTGAAATATGTTGGTACCCGAAAGAATAATACGGAGGTGCAGAAAAAGGAGCAGTTCTTCTATAATATATTAAATAATCTTCCGTTATCTGTTCATATCAAAGATGTAGAGAATGATTTCCGCTATGTTTTTTGCAATGAAGAGAGTAAGCTCATGTTTGGTACCAGCGAAGATAAAACTACTTATGATGTGCTGAGTGAAGAAGAAGTAGAGCGTATTCAGAAGACTGATTTAGAGGTATACAATACTGGGAACCCTTATTTCGGCATGGAACGTATTATACTGAAGGATGGACGCAGCTATGATACTATTGTTCGCAAAAGTATAATTGAAGATGATGGCAAACGCTTTCTGTTAAATACCCGCTGGGATCAGAGTTTACAAAATGAACTGAAGCGTCGTGCACAGCTGTTAACTGTCACTATGGAAGCGATGAATGCCTTCACCTGGTTTTTTGAGCCGGCTAAGAACAGGGTGAGTTTCGGTGAAGGTTTTGATAAAAATGGGAAAAAGGCATCAGAAATTAATTCGGTCGAGAAATATCTGACTCTCGTACATCCTGATGACCGACAAAAGTTTGCTGAAACTTTGCAAAAGGCGGTAGAACTAGGAAGCGGTGTATGGGATGTGGAATATCGCATTGACTTTAAAGGAGATGGCATGTATCAATGGTGGGAAACGCGTGGCCTTGTTGAAACCACAACTTTGAACGATGCTCCTTATAAGTATTTGTTCGGTATGACGCAAAATATCGATTCCTATAAGCAGACTGAATTGACCTTACTAAAGAATAAAGAAATACAGGACGCTTTGGTACGACAGAATGAACTGGTTCTTAACAATACGAATTCAGGGTTGGCCTACATCACGAAGGAATATATGGTTCAATGGGAAAATATTTCGTTATGTTCAAAAAGTCTTTCTTTTGAAGCCTACAAAAAAGGTGAACTTTGCTATAAAAGTACATATAATCGTACTTCTCCCTGTGAAAATTGTGTGATGCAACGTGCTTTTGTTTCATTACAGACGGAACAGATGAAGTTTTCGTTGGACAGTGCGCATACCGTTGAAGTGTTTGCCACTCCCGTAGTTCTTGAAGATGGATCTGTGGATGGTGTTGTAATTCGCGTGGATGATGTAACGGAGCGTGAAAAAATGATTAAGGAATTGCAGGAAGCCAAACATCAGGCAGAGCAGTCTGATAAATTGAAATCTGCGTTCCTGGCGAATATGAGTCATGAAATCCGTACTCCCTTGAATGCTATTGTAGGTTTTTCGGAGTTGATGGCTTATGCCGGAGAAGAAGAAAAGGCGGACTATATCCAGATTATTAATAGTAATAATGAGTTATTGCTAAAACTGATAAATGATATACTTGATTTATCCAAGCTGGAAGCCGGTTCGGTAGAACTGAAATACGAACCGTTCGACTTATCCGAACATTTTGAAAACATGTTTACTTCCATGAAGCAGCGCCTGAAGAATCCGGATATCGTGTTAACTGAAATCAATCCTTATCACTGTTGTCGGGTAACTCTGGACCGTAATCGCGTGGCACAAATTATAACGAATTATGTCACTAATGCTATCAAATATACTTCAAAAGGTTCTATTAAAATGGGATATGCATGTAAGGATGGAGGCGTCTATTTTTATGTGAAAGATACCGGTATTGGTATAGCTGATGATAAAAAAGGAAAAGTATTCCAGCGTTTTGAGAAACTTGATGAGTTTGCCCAAGGTACCGGACTTGGACTTTCTATTTGCAAGGCAATTGCAGAAGCTATGGGAGGTAAAGTCGGCTTTGAATCGGTACACAATGAAGGATCGCTGTTTTGGGCATTTTTACCTTGTGAAGTCGATACACTTTCTATGGTAGAAGAGAAGAAAGAAGAGAATATCTCCGGAGGAGAGTTTGGTGCGAATGACGAAGTGATGGAGAAGAGTGCCGGTCGGAAAACAATTCTCATAGCTGAAGATATACAAAGTAATTATCAGCTGGTGTCTACTATCCTGAAGGATCATTATGATTTACTGCATGCGGAGAATGGGCAAAAGGCAGTGGAAATAGCGCGTAGCCAACATGTCGATTTGTTGTTGATGGATATGAAAATGCCTGTACTGGATGGATTGAAGGCTACAGCTGAAATACGTAAGTTTAATGCTAGCTTACCTATCGTCGCACTTACCGCCCATGCTTTCGATTCTGACCGGATTGCTGCAATAAAGGTCGGCTGTAATGAATATCTGGTTAAGCCGATTGAAAAAATGAAATTAATGGTGGCATTAAAGAAATATTTATAATCTTTGCATTGTGAATATCTGGAATTAGTTGAATATATCGATGAATCGTATTAAAGGTATACTTTATGCGGCGGTATCCTCCTCCACTTTTGGGCTGGCTCCGTTTTTTTCTATAACTCTGTTGTTAGCTGGTTTTTCGGCTTTCGAGGTGCTTTCTTATCGTTGGGGAGTGGCTGCTATTGTATTGACACTGTTTGGATGGTGTTCGGGATGTAATTTCCGGCTGGCAAAGAAAGATTTGTTAGTCGTTTTTTTATTAAGTTTGTTGCGGGCAACCACCTCATTCAGTTTGCTCATTGCCTATCAGAATATAGCCACGGGGGTAGCATCGACTATTCATTTTATGTATCCGTTGGCTGTATCATTGGCAATGATGTTTTTCTTTCATGAAAAGAAATCTCTTTTGGTGATGCTTGCTGTTTTAATGTCTTTGTTTGGTGCTGCTTTACTGTCATCGGGAGAGTTGGAGGCGAAAAGTGGTGATACAATAGTAGGATTGGTGGCGGCTTGTATTTCTGTCTTTTCTTACGGAGGATACATCATTGGGGTTCGAACAACACGAGCCGCTCAAATCAATTCCACTGTACTGACATGTTATGTTATGGGGATGGGAGCTGTTTTCTATCTGATAGGAGCTATGGCAACTTCCGGGCTTCATCTGGTGACAGACGGTTATATATGGCTGATTATTTTAGGACTTGCATTGCCGGCTACGGCTATTTCCAATATAACTTTGGTACGGGCAATTAAGTATGCGGGACCTACACTGACTTCTATTTTAGGTGCGATGGAACCACTGACAGCCGTTGTGATCGGTGTCTTTGTTTTTAAAGAACTGTTTACCCTGAATAGTGCTATTGGAATTCTTTTGATTTTGTTGGCTGTGGGTATGGTAGTATTTCGTAAGCAAAAATCTTAAAGAAGATATTAATAAAAAATGCTGCTTATCTGATGTGATAAACAGCATTCATTCTGGAGAGCCTCTTGTCGGATTCGAACCAACGACCCCGAGATTACAAATCACGTGCTCTGGCCAACTGAGCTAAAGAGG